CGCTGATTCAATATACATTTGTTCTGCCAAAGCCAAATCATTTTTAGATATTTTCCTGTCCTCATTGACAAGGCTTTTCCAGTATTGATAACACTTTTCAAGCCCCCATTTATCAAGTCGGTCTTTGGCGCTTGAAACGGCTGATTTGTCGCTTACGACTTTATAATCGTACACGTCATTGGCAATGTCCACTTTTAAACGATCAACCAATTCGCCAGGAGTTCCGCTTGCTTCCATTGCGGTACGAACTGTTCTTCTAACCTTAGTGTTATCATTCATCTGTTTCGGAACTTTAACATCACGTGCCGGATTTTCTCCGGGTGGAATCGCTCCGTACTGTTCGACAGCGTTATCGTAATCATCGGAAAGAAAATATCTGGGGTCGCTTTTTGCAGAATCAAAACGTTTGGAAAGTGGAATAATATTACCGTTATCATCATAGGTTACTTCAACTGTTTTTACATTGTTTTTAGTGTTTTGATAAACCTCGTTCTGATTTCCGTTATCGTATCCCCATTCATTAATGCTATCACCATTACTATATAAATATTTTGCAGGAACAGTATTTTCAATGATTCTAAAATCATTATCCAACACCCTGCCACCATGTTCTTCAGCGTACTCTTTGGTGATAGCAACCCAGTCACCGTTTCGCATTCTTGTGTCTTTAACCGTTGTAGGGACGGCACGATATATTTTTATCATCTTGTCTGGATTGTTTCTAGCAGATTTAATAACAGAAATAGATTTTCTGTCGTATTCCCTTCCTTCACCGTAATAATATACCGCTTGACTAGAATAAATAGATCCATCTGAGCCATACGATTTATCAATTTTATCCATGCTGTTTGAGTATCCGTCATTCGAATTAGGAGCTTTGTGATCCATTTTCCAGTTATCGTCCGTCGTGTATCCTTTTTCAGCAGCCGCTTCTCTCAACAGATCGGAAACATCCTCACCCCTCATGACCTTTAAACGATAATTTTCATCTTTTACCGCGGTATTTTTTGACAATTGCTGTTTCTCGTCTAAAAGCACAGATGGAATGTATTTGTAAAAATTTCCGTATTCAGGGTTGATTTTTTTCACTAAATCTGCTATGCTAATATTAGAAAACGTAGTGGGGAGTGTACTCGTCCGTCCGTTTGGATCGGATGTTTCCACCTTGATCCTCTCGTTTTCTATTTTTATTTTCCCAAGAGTAACGCTGACATAAAGCTTATTGTTCGGGGTTGCACCCTCGTTCATTTCTTTTACATGAAACTCAACCGGAATAATATAGTCACCATCTTGAAAAGCGCTTAATAACACGTAATCGTATTTTAAATTCGGATTTTCTCTTGTTGTCCCTTTGTATTTGTCTGTGTGAACTTCAATCGGAACAGCATTTTTTACAACATCGTCAAACACATAAAGCATTTTTGCAAAATCATAAAAATCAGTGGAAATGTTTCCTTGCTTGTGTACACTTTCGTTTAGAGAGACACGCGGATAATCAAAATCCAAAGAAACATTTTCATTAGAATAAGATTTGAAAACACCGAATTTCTCTCCCAGAGATTTTAATATCTTTCCTGCTTGAGAATTATATGAAGATTTTAGCAGAATAACGTTCTTTGCGTTTAAATCCTCATTATTACCATCATATACAGACAAATTAACAGTTGAGTTTCTTAACACCTCAGCTCTTTCGTTCTCGTCCATATTTGCAGTTATTTTTTTATTATTCTGACTTGATTCACTTAAAGAATATTTCGCTCCAACTGTATCATTTTTCTGCAAATCGGATATACTGGTATTGACAGACTGTGCTTTTTGTGGTACAGTTGTGTTACCAGAGGACACATCCTTTCTTGGGCTTCCTGCTTGTGCATAGCCCTGATGTGTTCTCTCTTTTTTTATCGAAAGTTCAGTTGGTGTAAAATTAATAATGTCATACAACACCATTTCTTTTCCGCCAGTAAATCCGACTATTACTTTTGCAGAATAATCATTGTCACCAACTCGAATTAAAACATCCCCGCGTGCAAATTCTTTGAAACTGTCGTTTCGCTGATGCTTCAAATCCTCATTGATGTAATTGGTAGAAGCAAGCACGATTTCATCAAGATTATTTGCAGATTTGAATTTATCGGCATAAACAGAGCCATCAGTAGCACGCAAATATCGCGTATTCCTTGAATTTGCATACTCATTCCTTGTTACACTGTTTACTTTTATTAATCTTCCGCTAACCGGTATACCATCTGAAAATTTTTCAGAAATAGTGTTTTTTACCGTTTCAATCCACTTGTTTTTCGGCACACCTTTCAATATATCATCCTCTACCACCACAACAGGCTTATTATCAGTGGTATACCCAAGGCTATATTGCGTACTATATTTTGCCTTGCCCTCAATTCCTGCACGTTTGTCAGCTGCTTTTAACGCATTTACGTACATTCGTTCCGCTCTGATAAGTAATTCCGATTCCGCATCTCCTTTAATAGCTGCAATTTGCTCCCGAATCCAGTTTACGATACTGCGTGCAATATTCGGTCTTTTTTTGGCAAGATACTGAATTGCTTTTTCATCGGTAAACAAATACTTTCCGGCAAAATTGGCAACAAGTTCTCTTTCCGCTTCCCCGTCTTCTAAAGTTTTTCCTCTTGCGCGGTAATTGTCGTATATCTTGCGAATTTCTGCGGCGTAATCAGTTCCGAGCGTTTCTCCCATTTTATCATAATAGCTTTTCACCACATTCAGCAATTGATCGTACCGATATGTATCTTTTTCCAGATAATGCGTTAATTCATGCTTGAAAATGACAAGACTCGGATTTTTGGCATAAGGACTGACATAGATGACACCGTTTTCATATTTACCCTCAATCGGTGAGCCTTTTGCATCGACTCCCAAATCCTTGATCTCAAACGGAATCTTGTGGTTTTTCGCAATTGCTTTCATGACTTTCAGTTCAGATTCCGGAACACGAATTTGACGATTTTCGGTCATATTTTCCGAATTTTCGCGTATACTGGTATTGACACCATTTGTATCTTGTGATATAGTGGAGTTAATAGAAGTCTTATCGACTGATGCGACATGAAGGGGTTTCCCTGATAGATCGCTCTTACGGTCGTTAAGGCTTCTTATTTTTGTCATGTCATAAAATACGCGCCCGTTATCTGTGTTTTTTACAGATATAGTTCCGTTAAAAGGTTGACCATCTACAACAAAATCAACAGAATACCAATCCCATCCTCCTGTTGCATCTGGATGCCTGCCGTCATCATCGGTATGCTCAACAAATTGGCTTGTACTCATCAGATTATCAAGTTCAGTGGATGATTTCATTTTTGCACTTTTGATATCAGATTCCTGCCTCTTATTCGCTGGATAAGCATATTCCTCTGCGGATCGCTTATTTACAAACGCACGACTATCATTTTCTCCGATTATTTTTCCCCTAAAGTTTTCAAGAATATATTTTCTTGCAATTTTATGGTATTCTTTCGGTTCTACACCTTCAAAAATATGCTGGTCGGTATCAACGTTAACATACTTTTTACCGTTTGAATCTGTTTGTATGCTATACCGCGCTTTGTTGTTATATTCTGCAATTGATTTTTGATTTTCAATTTGTTCTTGCTGAACCGACTGCTGTTTTGTTGCTTTGCTGTCCGCAACGGTATTGAAAACTTTTGCAGTACCAGCAGATGCTCCACCGAGTATACCACCGACACTCGCCCCAACCGCAAAATTTTCAGCCATCTCTTTAGGATTGATAACTGCGCTTTCTTTTGTAGAAAATATAGGAGTTTCCGGAGCATAAGTAGTCTTTTTTACAATTCCCTCAACCGGATATTGCAAGACTTCTTCTAATCCTTCTTCTAAGGCAGACTTGAATACATCTCCTGCCAGCCCCTTGGTTTTATTTGCAAGCTTTGCAACTAATTTTTCAGTACCGCCTGATACTTCAATTAAAGATTGTGGTATTGCATTTAGCAAAGCTGCCCGAATCGCCGTATTGGTGTCCGCACCGTTTTGTTTAGCATCTTCATACGTTCCGCCGAATGTTTGTACAGCGGAATATATGAAATTAGGATTTTTAGCAATTTCCTTAGCAGTATTTGCCGCAAGTTGCGCGGTAGATAAATTAGCCCCTGTCGTTGCCGCCTGACCAGCTAAACTTGTGCCACCTGACATAGCACCTAATACGGCGGTTGGAACAGCTTGAACAGTTCCAGACACCAAAGCATCTACATAAGGATTCAAATTTCCATTTTCGATTTCTGATTGCTTTTCCGCCTGTGCTCTTTCATTTTCTTTTAGATAATAATCATATATCGGCTTTAACGGTCGATAATCTGAACGCTGAAACAAATCTCCCCATACAAAATCATCAACAGCTTTAACTGCACCCATGATATTAGCGTTAATTCCGGTTAATCCTGCATAAGCGGAATCGCCAACAGCAGATACCTTATCTCCTGATTTTGATTGCTTTTCTGCATTAGTCCTATGCAAATCAGAATTAGGACGTTGTACTGTTTGCGAATTGTTCTGCTGTTTTTGGCTTAACTCTTGATTAATTTGATTAAAAACTCTATCGCTATATTTTTCTTTTTTAATGGATTCAAAAATTTTATCAGCATATGTTCCCATGCGTGCACCGCCTTACTTCATTAATTGTGACCCGTACCCAGCTTTTTGTCTAAGAGTTGCAGCGGTCTTAAACCAATTACGATTTAATCCCAATTTTTCGAGAGCGTCTTCTACATAATCTGAATAATCACTGTCAAGAGACAAAATATAATTATATAAATTTTTTCTTCCAGTTACATTTCCATTTCCATAAGCGTCTATCATCTCTTGTGTTACTTTTTTTGCATTATCAGAAGCAGTTTTTTGTGCCGCCGCTTGTGCTGTTATTTGGGAAGCTTTTGCGTTCTGATCATTCAAATATTTCTGATAATTAAAATTATTTTCGTCAGACCATCTGCTGTAATCCTGCTGGTCTAACGCGAGAAGATTACTGTATTGATTTTGTAGCACACTATATTGATTGTTCAGCTTATTAAGAGCGGCGTCTTTATATGTAGGAATAAGGTTTTGAGAATTTTTCAAAGCGTTTGCATATACGCTGTCCGAAGCGACCTGTTGAGCGGTAGAAGTTGCGCCGATTCTGTTTGATAAACGTCCGTAAGCGTTGTTTGCTGCAATTTTAGCATCATTTTGGATCTGATTGTTTGCTGCAATCCACCCTGCATCTTTGGTGTGGTCATAGGTATTGTCAAAATTACTGATTTGACCTTTTACCGTATTAATCTGATTATCTAAATCCTTTAGTTTTTTATCATACTTGCTGATATAAGCCTGATAATTGTATGCCATAATAATTCCTCCTACTGTAAATTATTTTTCTTGACAAATGGGTCAGAAAGATTCTGCTTATCAAGATTATTCAAAATATATTCCAATTCCCGTTTTAGTGTTCGGTAATTGTCGTCTATTGCCCTGATGCTTTCCTCGCTTTTGCCCGGAGCAATATTTTTCCCTCTGCTAAATTTCACTACCGCCATGCTTACACCCCCAATACTCGGAATTCTCGTTTAATATAGTGCACTATTGTTTTTCCTGTACCTTTAACCCGTACTTGAAAATAATCACAAGGCGGCAATAATACGGGAACTTCTTTGACAAAATCGATTGTGCCGTCCCATGTGTATACCGTTTGGAACGCTCCTTTATTAAGGCTGACCTCAATTTTTAAAGCTGTTGTATTTTCCTTTTCAAATCCGATAATCAGCTTAGAAATAATCTTTTTACCCTCTTGATACTCATGAAATTGCTTGGTGGTGAAATACCAGTCAGACAATTCTGTGTCGGACGAACGAAACAGGCTGACGATAGAATAGGAGCTTTCGCCCGGAATGTTTGAATACTCTACCGTTTTAAGGTATCTGTCATTATTAAAAAAGCACTGAGGGTAAATATAAGTGTCTCCTATTTTTTGCTTTGACCACGCCTTGGTATAAGTGTCGTAAATGTATTCCCCAATGTAATAATATCGGTTGTCGGAGAACGCATATTGTTGATGATACGAATACACCGTATCGGATTGCGTTGCGGCATTGAAATTGTTTAGCTTAATATTTTGAGATATCAGCTCTGGCGTTCCCCCATCGTATTCCATTACCCCTAAATCAGATAAAAAATATAGTTTGCCGTTGCAAATCGCAATGCTATCCGGATATTGGCATCCAACGGAATCAATTCTGGTTAACGAAAATGGATTATACTCCCCAAGCAACATATACATGGAGTTTTTCTTAAAAAATATCGGATAATCCCGATAATTCACACCGCAAGTAAAATCCCCATCATCCAATAATTGAATTTCCTGTGCGCACATTGCGGTAGTTTCCCCGTTTACACTGTACGTTTCCCATTTTTCTTCTGTGATATCGTTATCATAACTGATATGAATAGAAGTTCCGTCTAATATAATTAAACGAGAACCAAAAGCCATTAAACTTACCACAGACCCCGGATTATTTATCACAAAATTGTTAACATCTATTTCTTTCTTTGGATTTTCATAAACAATTAACTGTCGCGTATACATTGCCTCTGCTTCGTAGAGATAACAAAAGACTACTAATGTGTCATTATAGACATCAAAATCGCTTAATATAAATTCTCCGCTATTCCCATTGTATATTGTGATTTGTGAAGTTGTAGCACTAGAATTTGACTGTTTGATAATAGTTGCAGTAATCGTCAGATTTGACCCTGTATCCTTTTCTAATATCATAACGTTCTTTTTAGAACGTAATCTATATGTGCCTGTAGCTTCTAGCGATTCATCATATTGGGAATATCCGTCCATCACAGAAACGGCAGGATATTCTTCCAAGCTGATATTGCAGCAATCAGAAAATTCTCCGTCCGCAATCGATTTTCGCTCGTTTAAGCCCCTGAACGTTGCAATGGTCTGTGTCTTTTTCTTGATTTGATTTAATTTCGGTAAAAAGCACATAATGAATCCTTTCCCCGTAAAAAACGGTATAAAAAAAAGCACTACACACGAAGTGAAGCGCTTGACAAATATTTGAATAAACGTTATAATGATGATAGAAAAGGCGTTACCGGTAAACGGTTCGCCCAAGTTAAGAGTTAAGAATTAACCGCCTAAGTTTGGACGCTGGGGCGGTTATTTCTTTTTGTTTATAGTAACGCATAGCGTAATTACAGCAATCAAGACCAAGCTAAATTGAAATAATCCGTCATATGTAACCATAAGCATCGCCCCCTTTCTGAGGGCTCGCTTTTCAACAAAAAGCAGATTGAACCGCCTACCGCTGGGCTGGTAACGCCTTGATTCGAATTATATCACAATCCATATAAGGTGTCAATTTTCACCACATATTCGTATATTTTAGATTATTGTCAGATTCCGATTTACTGAATGTGCGCCGTCTGAATTCTATTGCAGCATTGTTGTATAATACAAAATAATTGCTGTACTCTGCCAGATCCCCGCAATAGAGTGAAATCTGCGCCAGAGCATAATAAAGCAACACGTTATCAAGATATTCGCCCGTGGCATAATCGTTGTTTCCGTCGCAAACCAGCGTGACAGCTTCCTCGAAAAAGCCGAGAATATCGCTGTCATTTAAAGCGCTTGGTTTGATGCGTTTTACTTTTCCGAGAAGTCCGTCATACATTTTGTTTCACCTATTCCTTTTTGCCTGTTGAATCGCTTACTTCAATGGCATATTGCGCCTGTTTCTGCGCGTTATCCAAAACTTCTGCGACGAAATCAGGTACTTCCACATCTACGCCGCGTTGAATAATAAATACCTTTCCGTTTACGATAACTTGTACATCGTCTTTGTATTTGTCATTATCCTTGTATAAACGAATCGTTTTAGTGCTTTTCTGTGTCTTACTTTCAGCCATGATATTTTCATCCTTTCAAAAATAAATGATTTCGGGGCGGAATTACCGCCCCTTATTTATTAATATTTGGAAGCTGTTTCCACACGGACCATAAATGCTTGTGTCAGAATGCAAGCCGTTTTTGTCGCTTTCCAGCCAACAGTAGAACGCTGATTGAGCGGGTCTGCGGAACCAGCAGAGCCTTTCGGCTTCACGATCATTTCCAAGCCGCCGCCATCAATAGAAGTAGTACCGTAAGCATCTGCGCCGAGGAACAGAGTAGAATATACATCAATAGAACTTGTTCCTGCTTTTTCAAAAATCTTTGCTTCGGATGTTTCAACAAATCGAACACCGTACAGCCGACCGATTTCACCGGCATACAGATTTTTCGGATTATAGGTTGCAACCGCTTCCCATTTAGTATCATTCATCAAATCATACGCAACATCCGGATGAATGATTGCAACGTAATCTCCGTTAATTTTCTTCGCGTTCATCCTCTTTAACGTAGTCACGGCACGTTTTACTGCTGCAACTGTCATGACATCGGTGTCGGTAATAGCAGAACGAGAAGTTTTAGAACCGTCTCCGTATTGTACGTTGGTTCCTGCGTTTAGGATTTCACGTACAACACCGTCCAGAGAAATACCAGCCTGATCGCCTAAGACTCGACCTGCCTCGGTAATATTGTTGTCGATAGCGGTCATGTCCAGCATATCAGAGGTAGTTACGTAATCCCCGTATTGGCTTACCGTTGCGGTAACGGTTGCCCAGTCAAGCTTTTTTCCGTCCGGAGTAACACCTTCCGTCAGCGGAGTAGTGGCTTTTGCAAACGGATTCAAGCGGCGAAATTCGATTGTTTTACCGCTGTTTTTCGGGATCGGCTTTTTCTGTCCGAACTGGTCATGTACCAGATTTGGCACCGCATTTTTTATAATTACCTTGTCATAAAAGGTTTTCATCTGCGGGGACATTTCCTGTCTGGTACCGGTTTGTGTGGTGGTGTTTGTGTTCGGGTCTGCAAATAACTGCAAATTAATCATTTTGTTCATTTTTCATTTTCCTTTCTACAATTCAATTCTTTCTCCGCGCATTGCACGGGCTGCAAGTGCTTCGATTTCATCATCACTCATAGAAGCAACATGGTTAGAAGTGTTTGCAGTTCCCACCGAAACTGCCGCACTTTCTGCCGGTCTGCTTCCTTTAGCAATAATGTTATCCACTACTTGCTTGCTGGTTTTCTGTGCCAGCTTTTGTGTAATTTCTTCCAAGTGTAACGCATCATAAGCCTTTTTCACATCAAATCCTTGCCCTAAAAGAGCACGAAACTGTTGATTTTCTGACAATTCTGTCACATCAATGTTTCCGTATAATTCAGGATTTTGTTCTGCAAGCTTTGATACATCATTGGTTAAGGCGGATATAAACTGCTGGTGCTGAAAATTTTGAATTTGCCGCTGCATATCCTGCATTTGACGTTCCGATTCCATTCTGGCTCGATACTGATCCTCCGAAATACCCTCGTTATAGGCAATCTGTGAAATCATATCATTTTGAACGCGGTCGATTAACGCCGATTCATCTGAAACGCCGTAATGTTTTTGCAACATTTCCAACATCGGAGCAAGTTTATCCAGTCTTTCGGTTTTCTCCCGTTCTCCGCGTAATCTTTGACCGATAATGTTATCAAAATAGCTTTGATATTCCTCCCGTGTCTGAAATACGCGAAACGGCTCTTTCAATTGGGGCGCGTTGGATTCCCCGTTGTCATCGGCATTATCTTCTGCCGTAGTTTCTGCAACGCTTTCCATTGATTCTGCGGTATCCTCTGCGGATTCCGATACTTCTGCACCTGAAATGTCGGTAAAATCTTCTTCTCCGAACAATTGCAGATTGATTTTTTGGTCAAACATATTTTTCTCCTTGCGCGGTCTTTCCCGTGTGTCTTTGAATGCAGTACAGTTTAACGTCATGCACTGAAAGGACAAGGTGCTGTAAAAGTGATTTTAAGGCATTCCGGATAATCATGTTCGATTGCTTTCAGCCCTTCAAAAATCGCCGTCATTGCCCCTTTGGTTTCATTGGTAATATTCGATATTGTTATCGTTGTGTCGGACACAATGGCTGTTTTCGGGGCAATTTTGTTTATGCCAAGCACCAACGCATAAAACAACGCGGACACACCCGCACAAACAATATCTTTTCCGATCTTGTCGTGCCCAGCATGCCCGTGAAAAACAGCGGTTATTTGATTATCCGACTTTGTGATATTCACCTGTATCACATGGCAACACCACCCCCGACATTCTCCGAATCAGGCGGTATACTTTGCTCTTGTGGAATGCTTGCCTGTTGCATTGCCATTTGCTGTTGCATCTGCATCATCTGCATTTGTTCCATTTGTGCCTGTGCTTTTAAATCCTTTAATCCGCGAATAATACTGTCTTTGTTCTCCATGATCATGGCATTTAAAGCAATAATTGCGCTGTCTGCCGCCTGCGCTGTAAATGCGCCAGATTGCAACAACTGCATGACCATCTGATTGTGGGTGTTGGTGTTAAACGGGTTTTTCCTCTGTGGGATGATTTTAATATCGAATACCGCTTTCCGATATACCGTTTCTCCGGTCACAGTCATTTGCGGCTGCGGCTTTATATTTTGGTTAGATATGGTCCCGTATTCCACTTCCCCGTTATCTCCGGTGATTCTGAACGAGCGTTCCTCATCATAGAATTCCCGAATCAATTCGACACATAGATTCACAATATCCTTAAATGCTCGATAGGATGATTTGATGTTGTCTCTGGAAAGCTTGTTTCCTGCTTCCTGCAATGCGGATATCGCTCCCGCTGCCGTTACGCCTCCTGTTACGCTTCCCTGCGCAAAATCACGATTTCCGATTACTTCTTTTAATTCGTTAATCTTGTTCTGCCTGTGCTGTATAATGTGTGACGGGATAGCCGTTGCCTGAAACGCCCTGACGGCAGTTTCGTCCACGGCGGTATCAGCTTCAATAAAATCTTTGTTTAAATCTCTCAAGTCATCCACGCGGATGCCGCTTGACCTTTTTACAATCCATCTTGGTTTTCCTGATACAAGGCAGTTTGCTTCTATCAGATAATCCAGCTTGTCGATGTATTCCTGCGTAGGCTTTGCGCATTCTATCATACCGATACCGTAAATACTGGATTCCTTTGGAATAAAAACATCCACCACAAAAGGATACAGACCGTGTTCATATAAGCCTTTTTGCGCAAACCGTTCATCTGTTTTTGTGCTGTATAACACCGTTTCTCCTACAATTTTGGTAAGGTGTACTGCTTCTTTTCCGGTTTCTGTACGGCATTTTTCGTAGCAGTCAATCAGGCAGGATTTTCCCTCTAATTCTTCTTGCTTGTAATCTCCGAAATAGGATTGAATAGTAGAGCTTGCGGCATCACTGGCAATTTCTTTATCCGGATATTGCTTTTTCAGTATATCGGTATCAACCAAAGAAAGCACAAATATGTATCTGGAATCCTGCAAATGATCAATATGCGGCTGTGCAAAGAACCGGAGTATATCAATTTTGTTGATGGTGATATCTCCCAGCCCGTTGTCCTTACTGGAATCCCATCCAACATAGTAAATTCCGGTGCCTTGTTTGATTTTTTGCCACCAGACATCGGAATAGATCTTTTCAAAATCATTTTTTTCTAAAATAAGAGGTACAATTTTTGAAAGCTTCTCCGCTTCTTCTCGGTCGTTTTCCTCTCTTTCCAAAAACACCGGCTCTGGATAATTGTCCATCGCATCGGCGTGTTTGTTCCAAACGGCATTTAAAATAAACGGTGTGGTAGGCTCATGACCTAAATCCTGCTGCTTGCCTTTTATATACTGCCAATGCTTTGATTGAAACCAATTTTCATTTACTCGGACTTGTTCATCAATCTTTTGCTTCGATTCTTTATATAGTTTCAGTGCACTTAGTATTTTCTTTGTTTCTAATATGTCATCTTGCTTGATTGATGTCTTTTCTTTTTTGCCAAACAACATGGTAACCCTCCCTAAATAATAAAATCATACGGTGTTTTAACTGTTTCACGCTTATACATATTTAACGGATCATCTCTTTCCGGTAAAGGCGCTTTTGCCGGTGCTTTCGGCGGTAAAATCGGTAAATACATACACATATACCGCGTTTCATCATAAATATGATCTTCTCCGTCAGTGTCAATATCTTCCGGTCTGACTTGACTATATACAATTGTCGGAATTGTTCGGATAAAATCGTGGCAGGTATTGAACACATACAACATCGGGATTCCGTGTTCGTCAAATGCAAGCCGATTATGCAGTTGCATCTTTCCGGCAATACGTTCGTGGTCTCCTTTTTCAAAATAAAGCCCGTGGCGTTCAAATATCTTGGAAATACATCCATCAGAACCACGGCTTTCATCAAAAATAGCCGGATCTGCAACACCGATGATTCGATTCCCTTTTTCGTATTCCTTTTCATATTCTTCCGCAAGCTTTGCAACGTCATCCGGTGTCATTTGCATTCCGATATTTGGTTTGTCTGTGCGTTTTGTGTCCTTGTTCTTAGGGCTTCCGTATATTTCTGCATATCGGTACAATCTACCGTCATTATCTGCCGCCCAATACCCAATAGAAAACGGTCTGGAATACCCCCAGTCAAAGCTGCGGTATCGTTTCCATTCTTTTGGAATGACAAACGGCTCAATGACATGCGTACCGATTCGGTCTTTATAGTGTTCAGGGTTGTTAACAAACTCTGTAAATACCTGTCCTTCAAATACGGACCAGTCACCATATAACAATGCTTTTCGGAGCGCTTCGGGTTTCTGCTCTAACTCAATGATATAATTTTCACCCAAATGCGGGTTATCGGTTGCGTATGCCGGTATGTACTGCCGTGTGATCTCGGTCGTTTTCCCTAATGTTTTTGATTCAATCGGAATATGATATATTTTAAACGGCTCTTTTCCATCAATGAATGCCGCTTTTACCCATCCATGACCAACTCCGCCCGGATTTGATGTGCAGCGAATACGTGGCTGAACGCTTTTACTTTTGGGAGCACGAACACGCGTTCTCAAATAGTCATATACTTCCTGTGGAAAGTGTGTCAGTTCATCAATATACAAACGATGCATTTCAGTGCCTTGATAGTTATATGCGTCTGTCAAATTCCTGCAATATCGAAAATGAAGCACCGAACCGTTAATCAGATAAAAGTCATGCGACGATTCTTTATATCGTCCTAATTCTTTGGGGATGCTTGCCTGTGCTTCCCGAATCAGTGTGTCTCGCAATTCCGGATAAGTACGCCGAAACAAATAACTGTCAATTCCTGGGTGTTCCAAGCTGTCTATTAACGCTTCCATTACCGTTGCTTTTGACTTTCCGCCGCCCGCTGCTCCGCCGTATAGCAGTTCATAAGCGTTTGATTGATGATACAACGCTTGCTTTTTTGTCGGCGTGTAGTTTATATTAATCTCCATCTTGTGACCTCGGAACGGTATGGTTTATAGAAATATTGATGTTATCATCTGCGCTATCACGTTTTTCCCTCCACTTATCAGGACGGCGGTTTTTCAGCCAGAATATTTGCGCGGTCGTGTTTCCCGCCATTGCCGATTGAAACAGCGCATTTTCAACCTCGAAATCAACGATTTCCTTACCCTTTTTTAAGGACTCACAAATGTCACCGTACTTGTTTTTCCACTCATACAATGTTTTTGATGTAATTCCCATATTATGTGCTATCTGTTCATCGGTCAGCCCGTCACGCGCCCAACCCTCAAGCAGAATTAATCCTTCGTTTGTCAGCCAATATTCATATTTTCCTTTAGCCATCCCCACCACCTTCCTTTACTTTTACACATCCCGGCACCATACAAAAATCAACGCCGCATTTGATACGATCGTTGTATT